GGTGATTTTGAGTGCGTTTATAGGGTACTGAACAATGGAGACAAGCCTTTGAACGCTTGTCAATCAGGTTCTTACCACAAACAGGACACGGGACTTTCTTCCAAGGCATATAAGTTACCTCCTTCTTCAATTAAGGATAGTTTACAAACAATGTTCTGTGATGTCAAGTTTAAACCGAAGGATCTTGTGCCTATTCCTTGGATGGTTGCCCTGGCGCTTCAGGCAGATGGCTGGTGGTTGCGCTCTGACATCATCTGGGCGAAGCCCAACCCCATGCCTGAGAGCGTGACTGACCGGCCCACCAAGAGCCACGAATATATTTTTTTGCTTACCAAGGCGGCAAAGTATTTCTTCGATCAGGAGGCGGTGAGGGAGAAGGCTAGTTCAAATACTCTATTTCATGGAAGTATGACAAGTAAAAGCGGTGCCAATGGTGACCGGAACGATGGAGGCAGAGCCAAATGTGGAACAGCCATAGGTAATCGCAATATCCGCAGCGTGTGGACGTTTGCTACTGAGCCGACCCCGGAGGCGCACTTTGCCACGTTCCCTCAAGAGCTGGTCAAGCGGTGCATACTGGCGGGTACGAGTGAGAAGGGCTGCTGCCCGAAGTGCGGCAAGCCCTGGGAGCCGGTGGTGGAGAACGAGGTAATCGGGCGACGTGATTTTGATGGCATTGACCGAGGGACAGATAAGCGAGGAATTCGTCTTCGATGCGGCGATCCAGAAAAAAGAACTACCGGCTGGCGGCCCACCTGCTCCTGTGGTGAGGAAAAGACGGTGCCTGCCGTTGTGCTCGATCCCTTCATTGGCTCAGGCACTACCGGCATTGTAGCTGAGAACCTTTACCGGAAATGGATAGGGATAGAGTTGAACCCTGAGTACATCGAGATAGCGGAGAAGCGGATTTGGAACAGAGGGCGAAGAAACAAAATCACCTCCCAGCCCTCAGACAGGCGAATCAGGGGATTTCTTTTTTAAGCACTTTAACCCCTTTAGGGTATAATAAAAATAGAGGAGGATAGATTATGGATACAGAGAAGATCATGGAGCGCACGCTGGATGACTGGGCCGAGGAGCTCAACGCCGACATGAAGGTGGACAAGTACGAGCTGGACGACGAGTGCGCCCGGCAGGCCTGCGTCTACACCAAGTGGGCGCTGCTGAGCGCGCTGGCGAGCAAGGAGCGCGACTGGCGCCAGAAGGAGCTGGACGAGCTCAACGCGATACTGGACAACGAGATCCGCACCGACCCCGGGAAGTTCGGCATCAGCGACATCAAGGAGAACGCCGTGAAGTCCGTCATCGCGAAGGACCCCGGCATCATGGGCCTGAAGGCCGACGTGATCGAGGCCACCGCCTACGCCAAGTTCTTCAACAGCGCCACGAGCGCCTGCGACCAGAAGAAGACAATGCTACGGATGCTCGGCGACCTGTGGATTTCCGAATATTATAGCGATGTGCAGATCAAGAAGGGCGAGGGCGAGGAGCGCCTGCGCGAGCGGATGAAGACGCGCAAGACCGGGAGGAAGTAGCGGCTCATGTGGGAAGACCTTTCCATCGCGGCGGCGATAGTGCTCGGCTCCGTGCTCGCGGTGCTGGCGCTGTACCTGTGCATGCGCGTGATGGGCAAGGCCTGGTACCGGAGCAAGCGCGAGGAGGAGGGCGCCGAGAGGCGGCGCACCAACAATAACCTGAAGAACAACAGAGGAGGTAACAGTTATGGCAAAGGGTAACAGAGGACCGAGCGCGGAGAGCATGCGCGACCAGTACGACCACTCATGGGAGCACCGTGGCGACAGCGGGATGTTCGGCCACTTCTTCACGGAAGACGTGGACGAGTGGAGCCCCGCGGACGGCGAGAACGAGGTGGCCATCGTGCCCTACCTCGTGACCGAGAACAGCCAGTTTCGCAAACTCAACCCAGACATGAACAGGCCGGTGAGCGACGCCGCCCTCAAGGGCAAGGAGGGCTGGGTGTACAAGCTGGTGGCGCTGGTGCACGGCAATGTCGGCCCCAACAAGGACCGGGCGATATGCCTGCGAACCCTGAAGCAGGCCTGCCCGCTATGTGAGCTCCGGGATCAGCTGCGCGAAGAGCTGGCCAAGCTCAAGGCCAAGGGCCGCACCGACCCCGACCTGGAAAAACGGATAAGCGAACTGGGAGCGAGCAAGCGCGCGATTTACAACATCGTCGGATTCAACAGCCGCAAGGACATGGACAGGGGGCTCATGGTGTGGACCGCGCCGCACGCCTCCATAGAGGACGTCATCATCGACCGCGCCCGCGACAAGCGCACCGGAGAGTATAAGTACTTCAGCGTACTGGAGGAGAACTGGAACGTCTTCTTCCGCAAGACGGGCAAGGGCCTCGGCACCGAGTACAGCGAGGTGGACCTGCTCGACCGCCGCAAGGAGGACCGCCTCGGCGACGCCGACATGGAGAAACTGCTAGAGAGCGCGCGCGTGCTGGACGACATCGTGGAGGTGAAGACCTACAACGAGTTGTACGAGCTGCTGCATGGCATCCCTCCAGGGGAGAAGGCCGTGCCGAAAGCGGAAGAAGAGGAGGAGCGCCCGCGGGACCGCCGGGGCAGGGATGAAGTGAAAGAGGAACGCCCGCGTGACAGGGAACGCACCGGCAGGGGCAGGGCAGAAGAGGCGCCCCCGGCCAGGGAGCGGGAGCCGGAACAGAAGCGCGACGAGGAGAAGAACCCGGAGTGCTTCGCCCTGGAGTTCAACCAGCGGCAGGAGTGCGAGGAATGCCCCGCCGACACCTTCAAGACCTGTATGAAAGCAAGCGACGAAGCCACAAAGACAAAGCGCAACGAGCGGGGCAGTGAGAACGCCGGGTCAGAGGGCAAGACCGGCAAGGGCCGGGAAGAGCGCTCCAGCCGGAGCGGTAGGAAGTAACCAAATTAGTTTCATGCAGTCAAGTCTGCGGTAAGGACCTGTGGCTGACATCGGGAAGATCGGGCAGACGGTATGGGGCCAGGGTTACTGCGATATAATTTCTTGGAGATTTTATGACACCAGAACTCATCAGCTTCGAAGACCTGCCTGGCTCTACTCGCACCAGCACCAAGCGCTTCGCCCCCAGCGAGCTGCTCCTGCCCACGGGGAGCACGCTGCTCAACCTGGCGCTGGCGGAGAACCCCTACGGCGGGTGGGCGCGGGGCAGCATTGCCAACGTGATCGGAGACAGCCACGCGGGGAAGAGCTTCCTGGCGTGGCAGACCCTGGCCGACATAGCCAATGGCGAGAACTTCGACGAGTACAACCTCTTCTACGACGACTGCGAGAGCGCCATGCGCTTCAACGTGGACAAGCTCTTCGGCAACGCCACGGAGCGCGTACGCTACGGGGAGGACTTCAACAGCAGCCTGGTGGAGAACTGCTTCTTCCGCATCAAGGACCTGCTGAGGGGCAACAAGAGCCGCAAGCCGCTGAGGATGGTGTACGTGGTGGACAGCCTGGACGGGCTCAGCAGCAAGGAGGAGGTGGACAAGAAGGAGAGCGAGATCGGCAAGCGCGACTACCCTGACAAGCCCCGCATCCTCAGCGAGCAGCTCAAGCAGGTGGCCGCGCTGGTGGGCGAGACGCAGAGCCTGGTGATGGTGGTCAGCCAGACGCGCCAGAATATCGGCGTCATGTTCGGGGCGAAGAAGCGCCGCAGCGGCGGCGACGCCCTGCGCTTCTACAGCACCCACGAGATGTGGCTGGCCGTCAAGGGGCGCATCAAGGTGAAGGAGCGGGACGTGGGCACCAACATCCGCATCCGCGTCAGCAAGAACAAGCTCACCGGGAAGCAGCGCGAGGTGGAGCTGCCCATCCTGGTGGACTACGGCATAGACGACCTCGGCAGCATAGTGGACTGGATGGTGGCGGAGCGCTTCTGGATCCCAGTCAAGAGGGAGAAGGACAAGGCGGCGGCCAAGTCGTGGACCCCTGACGACGACGAGGAGAAGAGGCAGAACGAATCCAAGGTCTACAAGGCCGCTGCTGACCTGGGCTTCAACGGCACGCGCGAGGAGATCGTCAGGGGCGTGGAGGGGCGCGGCCTGCAGGACGACCTGCGGCAGATAGTGGCCGAGTGCTGGATGAACGTGGAGGCCGAGCTGGCCTCGAACAGGAGGCCGAGGTATGGCTCAGACGGCT